CATTCATACTAAAAGAATCCTCTCATTAATAATCAAACAATGAGGGGATTTTTTATTATTAAGTATTTATAAAAAATGTTGTTTAATGAAAACTATTAATATTAAATTTCCATTAACGGATAACACTGAAAAGAATTCATATTATAAAATGAATCGCATCACAAAAGATGCTTTTAGTTCTGATTTATTATTATTGTTATTGACAGAAAAGGGTGAAAGATATTATTATCCTAATTATGGAACTAATTTATTAAAATACATTTTCGAACCAAATGATAATATATCAGCACAAGAAATTGAACAACAAATAAAAAAAACAGTATCACTATATATACCTAATTTAACAATAAAAAAAGTTGAATTTAATAGACCTGAAGAATCTGATGTTCAATTAAATGTTAAAATAAAGTTTACATATAGTGAAGATACTTTTACTGAAAATGGTGAATTAGATTTAAATTTTTAATAAATATTTATGGCAACAACAAATCCAGTTAAATACGGTAGTAGAACTTTTAGTGAAATTAAAGATGATTTAATAGCATTAATAAGACAACAATATCCTGATGTTTTAAGTGATTTCACTGATTCAAGTGTTGGTTCAATGTTAATTGATCTTAATGCGGGTGTAGCAAATAATTTATCAGTTAATACCGATAGAGCATTTCAGGAAACTCAATTAGAATATGCACAACAAAGAAATTCCATTTTAAATATAGCAAAAAATATGGGATTTAATATACCAGCAAGAAGACCATCAGTAACAGTTGTTGATTTTACTGTCACTGTACCAGTAAATGGCGATAGACCTGATGCATCATATTATCCAACATTATTACCCGGTGCACAAGTAATTGGTGGTGGTAAAATATTTGAAACACAAGATATTATAGATTGGAATTCACCAATTAGTAATTTAGGTGATCCTAATAGATCAATATTACCTAATTCAGATTCAAATGGTATTATACAAAGTTATAATGTAACAAAAAGAGAAGTTGTTGTAAATGGTTCAACAAATATTTTTAAAAGAGTAATTACAGCAAGAGATGTGACACCATTTTTTTCAATAACATTACCAGACCCTGATGTAATTGAAATTGAAAGTGTTATATTATTAGAAGGTACTAATTACAGTTCAAATCCAAGTGTATCTGAATTTTATAATACCGAAAATAGATATTATGAAGTTGATTATTTAGCACAACAAAAGGTATTTGTTGAAAATCCTAATAGTTCATTTAATACAGATGAAAATGAAGAAAATGATATTAAAGCAGCAAAATGGATTGATATTACACAAAAATTTATTAAAGAATATACACCTAATGGATTTTGTAGATTAACATTTGGTTCTGGTGATCCAATTTCCGAACCGTTTGAACAAGGTTTTTTAAAAGAAGGTGTAACAAATAGACAGTTTTTAGACAATTTTCTAAAAAATACATCATTGGGTAAAATGTTAAAAGCAAATAATACATTATTTGTTAGATATAGAACTGGTGGTGGTAGTAATAGTAATTTAGGTGCTAATACATTAACAGAAACTGGCGGTATTCAATTAAAAGTTGAGGGTTCAAGACAAGATTTTAATCAGGAAGTTCAACGTAGTTTAACAGTAAATAACCCAATACCAGCTATTGGTGGAAATGATGGATTAAGTACTGAACAAATTAGACAATTAATAAAATATAATTATTCATCACAAAATAGAGATGTTACATTAACTGATTATTTACTTCAAGTATATAAAATGCCCGGTAAATTTGGTTCGCCATTTAAAGCAAATGCATATAAAGAAAACAATAAAATTGTTATACCAATTTTAAGTGTTGATTCAAATGGTAAATTATTAAATCAAAGTAATAATCTGTTAAAAGAAAATTTAACTGAATATTTAAGTGGATATAGAATGATTAATGATTTTATTGAAGTAAAAGATGGTAAAATTATTAATATTGCTCTTGATATTGATCTATATGTTGAAAATATTTCAGATAATACAATTGCTAATAATATTATTGATACTGTACGAGAATTTTTTAATATTAATAATTATGAAATGAATACTGATATTCATATAACTAAATTAGAAAATCAATTATCACAAGTAAATGGTGTTATTAATGTTATTGATATTAAAGTATATAATAAAGTTGGAGGTCAATATTCAAATAATGCTATATCTCAAGAAATATTAAATGTTAGTACTGGTGAAATTAATTTAATTAATAATACAGTGTATTCAACAACAGATTCTATGTTTGAAATAAAATATCCTGAAAAAGATATTAATGTTTTTTTAAGAAAAAGAGTTGGTAATGTGTAATGGAAATAATAAAAAAAACAATAAAACAAGCAGTAACAACTGGTACTACTGAAAACAGTACTGGTAATACTTTTATTATAGTTCCTGATTTAAATGCAAAATACCATATGAAGGTATTGTTAACAGCAAAAAAAATTGATTTAGGTGTTTTTGATACATATGAATATCCATATGGTTATGATGAAAATAGTGAAAATATTTTAGGTATTGGTGAAGATTTATTAATGGATAATAATTTTATTTAATTTATTATATGAAATATATACATTCAATGTGGTCGTTACCTTCTAAAGAAAAAAAATTTAATGATAATATAAAAAATAATTTTTTAATTAAAAATTTTTATTTATATTTATTTAGTACATTATTAATAAAGAAATTAGGGTATGATATTGAATTGTATTGTGATAAAGAAACTGCTGAAATATTTTCATTAATACCATATGATAAAATTAATATTATTGATTTTAATAATGATGGTATAAGTGGTGATTTTTGGATTTGGGGAAAATTAAAAACACAAATGTTAATGAATGAACCTTATATTCATATAGATGGTGACGTTTTTTTATTTAGAGATATTATAAAAGATCAATTAGATAATAATTATAAGTCTGTTGTTCAAATGATTGAAAATGATAAAACAATTGGTAAATCATTTAAAACAGTATATTCATATCAAGGAGAAATTTTTAAAAAAAAGAATATTGGTAATATTAAATGGAATAAATATAATTTACAAGCATATAATTGTGGTGTTATTGGATTTAGTGATATGAATTTAAAAAATAAATATATTGATAAAGCATATAATATTTTAAAAGATATTCAAAATAATGAAGATATAAAAATTAATTGTAGATATGATGGTATTTTAATGATAATTGAGCAATCACTACTTTATTATATATTAACTGAAAATAATATAAAACCATTAGAAATTTTACCAAAAAATATAATTGAAAATAAAAAAAATTGGTTATCATTAGCTAATGAGATTGGGTATTGTCATATGTGGAGTTATAGAAAATATGATGATGATATTCAAAATCAAATTAAATTTAAAATAAATAAATTTTTTCCTAAATATAAAAATATTTTAACTAAGATTAACATAAAATATAAAAATAAAACATGGTAATAACAGGTGAATCAAAAAGTAGATTATCTGAATTGAAAAAACATGCAGTGTCTAGTAATTTTTTTGATAGATATAAATTATCAAATGGTAGTAGTAATGATGGTGTAAATCAAAATAAGTCAAATCTTTCATCATCACCTCAAAAAATAGTTTATTATTTAGGGGGTATTACATATACAGATTTGTTATACAACGATGGCAATATTATAACTAAATTTAGATTTACAGGGCAAGAATATAATTCACCTGATTTTATAGATAAACCAATAATAAAAGACCCTAATAAGGGTAATTTAATATCAAAACCAAAAATTGATGATGATGTATTTATAATTAGACAAGAAATATCAGCATTTGATAAAAATTATAAATTAAAAGACATAAATAGTTTAATTGAATTAACCACATATGCAGGTGGAAAATTCTTTAACATAGTAAAAAATACATAAAAAATGGCAGTTGGAACCTATGGAATAACGAGACCTTCAGATGTTGCACTTACAGATATTGATATGTTTTATACATATTCACCAGATAGAGAAACAATAAGTGATGAGGTATTTCGATTAGATGCAACACAATTATTATCCTATAATACATTACCTGAAGATGATCAAATCGAAGG